ACGTGCACCCGTTCGTCTGCCAGTGGTGGGCGATCGACGGCGACGGCCGCATGTACCTGTACCGCGAGGTGTATCGCTCAAAGCGGACGGTGGCGGACCACGCGAGGCAGATCGTCGCCCTGTCCGCGGGCGAGACGTACCTAGCCACGGTGACCGACCACGACGCCGAGGACCGCGCCACGCTCGCGTCGGCAGGCATCCAGACCGTGGCGGCGAACAAGGACCACCGGACGGGCCGCGATGCCGTCCACGGGCGGCTTTTGGTGCAAGGCGACGGGCGGCCCCGGCTGTACCTGCACGACGGCTGCACGGTCGAGACCGACGCCGACTTGTACAACGCCAAGCGGCCGACGAGCACGCTCGCCGAGTTCGACGCCTACTGCTACCCGCCCGGGCAGGACGGCAAGGCGGCCAAAGAAGAGCCGATCAAGGCCAACGATGACGGCCTCGACGCACTGCGGTACGCCTGCATGTACTTCGACGGGCCGAAGGCGTCGATGGGCGCGTGGGTCGGACGGGTCGACAACGCGGGTACACTGGACGAGGCGACCGAAGCACGCGGCTGGGCGTAACCACATGGCAAAGCGAACCACCACCAAGAAGGCGATCGAACCCGACACGCGCGAGATTCCCGGCGCGTGGGTGTCCGCGTCGCTCATCCCCGGCGAGTCCTCGACCAGTTACAACAACCAGAACACTGGCCGCGACTACGAACTGGTCACGCGTGGCATCACGGGCACGGCGTACCGGGCGGCGACGATCAACGCCACGGTGCTGGCCGGGCAGACGCTGCGTCTGTTTCGCAAGACCGGCACGGGCATCGCCAAGGCCGGGCGGAAGGTCGTTGACAAGCGGATCGTCAAGCACGCGACCAACCGCGGCAAGGTCAAGAGCCTGATCGGCAAGGCGGCCACGTACGCGAACCGGGCGGGCGACGAGGTCGAGGAAGTGCTCGACCACCCGGTTCTGGACCTGCTGCAGAACCCCGACCCGATCTACACGGGCTCGATGTGGATGCACATGCTGTTCTGGTTCAAGGAGGTCGCGGGCCGCGCGTACCTCTACGTGGGCGAGAAGGTCAACGGCGTGCCGGTGTCGGCGTACATCCTGCCGTCGCAGTTCGCGTGGCCGATGCTGAGCGACACGGGCTTTATCGCCGGGTACTACTACGGCCGCAACCGCTCGGATCCGATGCGGATTCCCGCCGAGGATGTGGTCTACCTGCGGCAGCATGGATCGCCGGTCCACCCGGCTGGCGGCATGTCGTGGCTGTTCAGCGTCATGGCCGAGACCGACATGGAGGCGGCCGCCCTGCAGGCCGAGGCCCAGCGGTGGCTCAACGGCGGCATGCCCGGCATGGTGTTCAAGGCGGCACCGACCACGACCGACGCCCAGATGCGGCAGATCAACGCCCACCTGAACCAGAGTACCAGGGGCGTGGGCAAGGCCGGTAGCATCCTGCTGCTCCGCGACACGGAACTCATCCAGTACGCCACCAAGCCCCACGAGATGCAGTACGTCGAAGGCATCACCACGACCGAGAAGCGGATCTACGACGCGGCGGGCATCCCCGAGCCGATCTATCGGCTCAACTCGGCCAACCTCGCGTCGGCGACGGTGGCGAACGCCCAGTACATGCGTTACACCATCGCGCCGCGGCTGGCGACGCTGGCGGGCGAGTTGACCGAACTGCTGCTGCCTCACTACGGCGTCGAGCCAGGGGACATGTGGTTCTGCTTCGACGACCCGACGCAGGACGACCAGATCGCCCTGGCGTCGGAACTGCGGGCGGCCGAGGCGCAGGGCATCATCACGCCCAACGAGTACCGCGCGGTGATGGACCTTGAGGCCCTGCCCGACGATCAGAACCTGATGCGGTACCGCCAGACCGAGGCGCCGGCCCCGATGGGCATCTTCGGCGGCGGCATGCCTGCCCCGGCGAAGGCCGAGGACATGCCCAGCGAGCACGTTGGCGAGGCGTCGGTGGACGTGGAGGCCCCGAGCGTCGACGAGGACGAGACCCCCGAAGTCGCCCCCGAAGTCACCCCCGAAGACGCCCCCGAAGTCGACGCCAAGTCGATGGCGACCAAGCCATGCGACCGGCCTCGCGTGCCCCGCAAGTACAAGGCCGCGACGCTGTGGGATGAGGCGACCGGCGTGCCGACCGTGGGCAGTTCGCTGTTCCGCCGGTTCCTGTCGGCGTTGACCGGCTGGTACACCGCCGCGGTGCCCAGCATGATCGACGATACCGGCATCGTCCAGATGCCCGACAACGCGGCCATCGAGGACCTCAACAAGATCACCGACCGGTTCGTGGCCGACATGCTCAAGGTCGGCGCCATGGACGGCCTCGCCAAGATCGGCATGGACCCCGAGGACGGTGCGTTCAACGTCGCCAGCGAAACGGCCATGTCGTACGTCCGCAACCGCGGCCTCGAGTTGGCCAAGACCATCCCCGAGACGCTCAAGGGCCATGTCGCCGTCGCCATCGAGAAGCAACTGGCCGCCGGCGCCAGCATCGCAAGCCTGCGTGACGCCATCAAGGAGGCCGCACCGGACTTGACCGAGTGGCAAGCCGTCCGCATCGCCCGCACCGAAACGGCCATGGCCTACTGCGAGGGCAACCGCCAGGCATGGGAGCAGCAGGGCGTGGCGACCAAGGCTTGGACGGTCGCGGGCGGCCCATGCCCCATCTGCGAGGGCATCGGCGACGCCTACCCCAATGACATTCCGATCGGCGAAGCGTTCTCCACGGGCAACGGCTCGTGGCAGGCACCGCCCGCACACCCGAACTGCCGGTGCGACCTGCTGCCCGGCGTGGAGTATGTCGATGACGAGTGACCGTGCAACCCAGATCGTTCAGGCCATCCGCCGCAGGGCCGTGGCTACCGGCGTCCTGACCAAGGCCGACAGCCCCATCGGCGTGATGGCTGGCAAGCAGACGTACCACGCCAAGGCCAAGGTCAAGCAGGCGGCGGGCCAACCGCTGGAGGTCATCTGCTACGCCTCGACGGCGGCGGTCGATTTGGAGCGGGAGGTGGTCCTGCCCAGCGGCTGCGACATGCAGACGTACCTGGGCGTGAACCGCAACCTGTTCGTCGACCACAACTACGACGTGTGTTCGGCCGTCGCCACGGTGCGGAGCATGTCGCTTACGCCGTCGGGCTGGCTGTGCCATGGGGTGTTCCACGATGACCTGAACAACCCGTACGTGCGGGCCTGCGTCGCGTTGGCCAAGGCGGGCACGCTGGCCATGTCAATCGGCTTCGAGGCCCTTGAGTGGGGCCCGCCGACGGCCGCCGAGACGGTTGCGTACCCCGGCATCGAGTCGATCGTCCGCCGGTGCAAGGTGCTGGAGGTGTCGTACACCGCGCTGCCCATGAACGTGACCTGTCGCATGGTGTCGGGCGGCGGGCTCGACATGGCTGATGCCGACAAGAGCCGGAAGGCCCTGCTGGAGGCCAAGGTGCCCGACCGCGTGATGGCCGACTTCGGGGTGCGGGCCAAGCGAACGATCGTCCTGCGGTGACGCGGGTACACTGACGGCGCATTCCCTCCTTCTCCCTGCCAGCGCTGCGACGGCACGTTGGCGGGTTCAACCGAATACACCTGCACACGGCAGGTATCGCACGCCGGCCCGAGCGTTTCGCGCCGCGTGCCGTGCCGAGTCCGAGCAGAGAGCCCCATTCCCGCGGCCAAGCCGCGAAAGGTTCTCATGCTTACTCGCAAGACTCTCATCGACTCGCTCAAGGCCAACGGCCTGACCGGCGAAGTCACCATCGACTCCGCGAAGGCGTACATCGCCAAGTTGGACGCCGAGGGCATCAAGTTCACCGACGCCGACGGCGCCGCCATCGACGTCGACACCGTGTGGTCCACCTTCTCGGCGGTCAAGGTCGCCGACGATGTGACCGGCGTGAAGGGCAGCAAGGCCCCGCACGCGGCCATCGCCGACAACGACGAGCCCGTCAGCGGCAGCACGCCGCAGCGGTTCAGCATCGGCAACAACGTCAAGAAGGCGTACCAGGCCAAGATCAAGTCCGGCCGGGCCGTGTTCCACGACGCCGATCAGGCCGAGGCCTTCGGTTCGTGGGCCCGTCTCGCCCTGCTCGGCACGTACGACTACGGCTCTCAGAAGCGGGCGGACATCGAAATCTGCCGCAAGACGCAGGTCGAGTTCAACAACCAACTCGGCGGCGCGCTCGTCCCCGTGGAGTTCCTCCCGAACCTCGTCTGGCTGACCGAGCAGTACGGCATCGCCCGCAAGGTGGCGAACGTGGTCCCCATGTCCCGCGACGTCATGACGGTGCCCCGCAAGACGGGCCTCGCGTCGATGGTGCCGATCGCCGAGGCGGGCACGATCACCGGCCTCGACAACTCGTACAACAACGTCACACTGACCGCCAAGAAGTACGGCGTGCTGTACCAGATCAGCCGCGAACTCATGGCCGACTCGGCCATCAACATCGCGGATGACGTGGCCCGCAGCATCGCCGAGTCGCAGGCGATCGCCGAGGACAACGCCTACTTCCTCGGTGACGGCACCTCGACCTACGCCAATCAGGTCGGCCTGACCGCCGCCCTGCCCGCCAGCGCGTACCTGACCGGCGTGGCGTGGGGCTCGCTGGCCGTCAGCGACTTCACCACGGCCATGGGCCGCGTCGAGAACGTGAACCCGGCCCGGCTGGCGTTCGTCTGCAGCCGCCAGTTCTTCGCGCAGGTCATGCTCAAGGTCGACAAGACCGCCAACCAGTTCAAGGAACTGACCATGGGCGGGCTCGGCGGCGACGCGACCTTCCTCGGCTACCCCGTGTTCTTCTCGCAGGTGATGCCCAAGGCCACCGGCAGCAACGTCAGGTCGTGCTATTTCGGCGACTTCACCGGCGGCACGATGCTGGGCGATCGTCGCCAGTTGGAGATTCAGACCTCCGACCAGTTCTACTTCAACGCCGACAGCCTCGCCGTCCGCGGCACCAGCCGTTTCTGCGTGGACATTCACGGCGACGGCCGCGGCTCGACCTACGGCCCCATCGTCTGCATCCAGGGCGCCTGATAGACGCCACAACGAAAGGAACCTGACTCATGAACGTTCTCCTCAACGCGTACATCAAGGGCGGCACCTCGACGGGTGGCCCTCTCGACATCAACGGCACGACCAACAGCGGCGTCGCCTTCGACCTGACCTCTCTCGGCGGTCTGGGCGAGGCGGCGGCCATCGTCACCATCGGCAACATCGCGGCCGACGCGACGGTGCTGAAGGTCCAGCACAGCAACGACAACAGCAACTGGGACGATGTTTCCGGTGCTGCGTTCACCAGCACGGCCCTGCCGA